CGGTAGTAAACGCTCGGTTAACGTATACTCTAAATACTCCTAGTGCGCCGGCACCGGTTTTCGGATGGTATGCTAACGGATATCTTATTCCGAATGCGATGGTGCCTTTGATTAACGCTGAGTAGTTCATTAGGACGGACTTAATGTTAACTTACGCAACATATGTTTCATCTATCGCCAATCTGATGGTCGTGCCGACGACTGATCCGAATTTTCAGACCATGCTTACGAATATGCTGGATGATGCCGAGTTACGCCTACAGCGCGACCTGGACTTGGTAGACAATACGGTTCGGGATTCAACGGGAACGCTAACGGTTGGAACAAGAAACTTCAGTCTTCCAACAGATGTTGGCAGTTACATTGTTATTAACGAACTGAATGTGATTACTCCGTTTGGAACGACCAATCCGGAGAGCGGAACGCGCGTTCCATTGGTCAAGTGTTCGGTGGATTTGCTGGATGCCTTGTGGCCCAGTTCATCTGGCGCAACGATACCAAAATACTTTGCCGCAATGGATCAGAACGTGATGATTGTCGGGCCATTCCCAGATCAGGCTTATAATGTTGAGGTTGTGGGAACGCAGAGATTCGTTCCGCTTTATGTCAGCCAAACAACGTCGGTGCTATCGGTGTTTTTCCCCGATCTTTTGATCTCGGCTTCGATGGTGTTCGCCACGGGCTATCAGCGCAACTTCGGTGCGGGGGTAGACGATCCGCAAATGGGTGTTAATTGGGAGTCGCACTACAAGAACCTTCTCAATGGGGCTCAGACCGAAGAAGCCAGAAAGAAATTCATTATCGGTGATGATACTCCAGCCATGCCAACTCCGCCAATGCCGAAGGGATAATCAATGTCGGAGCCAGTAACACCACAGAGAACGCTAATTGTACCCAACACAGGAGATTTGGTCGCCGCGTGGGGAACCTCTGCGCTCAATCCAAATTTTCAAACGATCGATGCGTTGTTTGGTGGTGTTACTACAATTTCGCTTTCGGGTGCCACGACATTGGCCCTGACTGTTCCGGCCACGACAGGCATATGGCCAGGATTCCTGTCACAGAGCGTAAATTCTCTGATCTACTTTACTGGTGCCCAAACCGGAAACGCCATAATTCAGGTCACGCTGCCCGGCTTCTACATCATTCACAATCAATGCACCGGTACATCTTCTGTGCAACTTGCTCCATTCTCGGGAGGGGGCAATGCGATTGGTGCGCCCCCCGGCAAGAAATGCCATGTATTCTATGACGGCACCAATATGGATTACGTCAATATGCCGGACCCCGGCACGGCGTATGATTTCCACACCAACACAACATCGCTTCCACCATGGATGTTGGCTTGCACCATACCGCCATATCTTGTGAAAGACGGGGCTACTTATTCTGTCGCTACATTCCCGGCGTTGGCTCAGTATTTGGGGTCAACATATGGCGGCAACGGCATCACGACGTTTGGCCTACCAGATGAGCGAGCCAGAGGAAGAATAGGCGTTGATACAGTGCAGGCCGCATCCGGGGCCACGTCAGCACGCATTACGTTTGGCATAGCTGGATTTACCGGATCGCTTCTTGGTGCATCTGGCGGCGATCAAAGGATGCAGTCGCATGTCCATACGAGCACATTAACAGATCCAGGTCATACCCACCTTATCAGTGGCGCGTTGGTTAACAATAATGTTCTTTCCGTCGCTGCGGTTGGACAAACCGTGCAGGGAACATTTTCTACATTGGGGGCCGTTACCGGCATTACGCTCAACAACGCCAGCTCTGGCGCCGGATCGTCTCAAAATATACAGCCGTCTATCATTTCATTTTTGCCATTGATCAAGACGGGGTGAGGCCTTGACTTTTGGCTCCGTAACCCTGGTTCCTGGAATTGACGTTGAAAAAACGCCAACGCTTAATGAAGCTGGCATTTCTCAAAGTCAACTGATCCGGTTTCGCGAAAACCTCGTGCAGAAAATCGGTGGGTGGCAGCAATACTATGCGTTCAATATTGCGGGAACGCCCAGAGACCTTCATGCATGGCAGGATTTGAATGGCGCAACCCATCTATTGGCCGGCACCACCAGCAGCCTTAATGTCATTACTAGTGGTTCGCTGCAAAACATCACGCCGCAGCAATTCTCCAGCAACACGACGGTAAGTTTTTCCACGGTAGCTAACTCAACCACCGTTACGGTCACAGACGCAAATATAAACAACATATCGACGCTGGATACGGTGATGATCAACACGCCGGTATCCATAGCATCGGTTATCCTTTCCGGTCTTTTCCCGATTGTATCGACGCTTGGTGGAACTGGATATACGATCAACGTTCCTTCTCCGGCTAATGCAACGGCCACGGCGACAGGATCGCTTCCGTTATTTCAGACGGCTACATCATCCAACCTGGTGAATGTAAATTTTACTTCGCATGGATTATCCAGTGCGATCGCTGGGCAGAACTTTGCGTTTCAAGCAACTACTGTTGTTGGCGGCATAACCATTTATGGTGTCTATCCGATCACCTATATCGACGGGAATAATTTCACTATTTCCGGCGCCCAACAGGCAACTACCGTTGTCACGACATTCATGAATAATGGGAGCGCCAACTTTCAGTATTTCATTTCCGTTGGCCCGCTTGCTTCCGGTAGCGGGTATGGGTCTGGTGGGTATGGTTCTGGCGGATATGGAAGTGGATCGTCTTCCGCATCCCAAACCGGAACACCAATTACCGCAACGGATTGGACCAGCGATAATTGGGGAGAGATTGCGCTAGAGAATGTTCCTGGTGGCCCGATTTATCAGTATGATCCGACTGCCGGATTTAACACCGCCAGTATTGTGCAAACCGCGCCACCGTTCAACAACGGAATCTTTGTCTCAAATACGCTACAAATTCTATTTGCGTATGGATCAACAGCAAATGCATCGATAGGCCAATCTCTCGACCCGATGCTGATACGGTGGTCGGATCTTTCGAACTATACGCAGTTTAATCCACTGACGACCAATCAGGCCGGTTCTTTCCGTATTCCAACTGGGTCCGTCATTCGCGGTGGCACGTCAATGGCCAACCAGAATCTATTCTGGACTGACCTTGATTTGTGGGCTGCCAACTATGCTGGATTCCCGCTCGTATTCGGTTTTAACAAGATTGGTGCTGGTGCGGGATTAGTTTCATCGCACGGATATCAGCAGTTCCGTGGTTCTGTTTTCTGGATGGGTCCAAGCAACTTCTATGTCTACGCCAACGGTTCGGTTTCTGTGCTACCGTGTCCGGTTTGGGATTTTGTGTTTCAGAACTTGAACACGGCATTTCAATCTAACGTAAGGGCCATGCCGAATACTCCGTTTAATGAAATTGGATGGCTGTTCCCATCGGCAGCATCGGTAAGTGGCGAGTGCGATTCATACGTTAAAATGAATGTGACCGAGCAGAATACACCGTGGGATTATGGCCCGTCAGGTTCGTTGCCGAGGTCTGCATGGATAGATCAGACGATCTTGGGAAATCCTATTGCCGCATCGCCAAACGGAATCATCTATCAGCATGAGATGACCAATGATGCGGCGGGTCAACCAATCACAGCATCTATAGTGACGGGTTATTTCTATATTTCAGAGGGCCAACAATATGCTTTCGTAGATAAGATCATACCAGATTTTATTTGGGGAACGTATGCTGGATCAAAGAACGCTCAAGTTCAGATGTCGTTCAATGTTATAAACTATCCCGGTGACACGCCGACAACTTACGGGCCATACGTGGTAAACCAGACCACTGAATATATCTCGGTTCGTTTCAGGGGTAGGCAGATGTCGATTACGATCCTATCCAGCGACCAAGGTAGTTTTTGGAGAATAGGCCGATGCCGGTTTAGATATGCCCCGTCTGGGAGCGTCTGATGGTAGATGGCACATCATCTGTTGGTGGTCCCGGCTTTACAGAGGCCATTAACCAATTAACGAATATTGCGCGCCAGCTTTCATATTGGTCGCAATCAATCACCAATTCTCAGCCCGTTCCGACAACCACCAGTTCACCTAAATTCACGGCTGTTACGCTTGGCACTTCTGCCATAACGACCGTAATTGGCAGCAGTACAATCCGCCACGGTATCATTTTTCACAATCCAGGAACCACCAATACGTGCTATATATTCCCGACCAATCTAACTCCGGTGCCGACAACAAGCAGTTTGGCTGGTACAATTGCTATTGCGCCGGGGGCATACGAGCGTTGGCCATCGTCGCAGTATACGAACATTAACGCCGCGTTCTCTGGATTAACGTCGAGTGGTTCTGGCGTGGCGTTTACGGTCATTGAATTTTTCTAGAGGGGACACCGAAAGTGCCATCACATAGTACAAAACAGGCCAAAGTGATGAGCGCAATTTCACATGGTTGGCATCCGTCGCAGGGAGATGTTGCAAAAATCCCCGTAAGTGTCGCGCGAGAATTCCATAGCGCAGATGCCGGTCACAAGTACGGCAAGGGACATGACAAAAAGAAAGCAGACGGGGGCAGGGCTGCGCTTGATGTTGCGTTTGCAGAGAAGCGCAGAGCGAGAGCTGAGGGCGGACAAGTATTCGAAGGTCCAATTGTTTCGGCGGTGCCGGGGCGGACTGACAAGCACGAAATGGATGTCGCCTCTGGATCTTATGTTTTGCCTTCGAGCCACATTGCTTCGTTGGGTGAAGATAACACGCTCGCCGGCATGGAGCACATCAGGCAGATTGGGCCGCACGGCATCCGTAAACTGGCTCACTCGGCTAAGGGCGCCAGAGATATTATTAGCAAGCATCGCCTGAAGCGAGCGGTTGGCGGTGCGACAGACGACAATACTGGACATCCGATTCCGGTTGTTACGGCCGGTGGTGAGCACGTCATGTCACCAGATGACGTAAGGATTGTTGGAGATGGTGATGTGTCTTTAGGTCATAGACTATTAGATAATTGGGTTGTTCAGAATCGAAAGTCGCATATTAAAGAATTAAGGTCGTTAGCGCCTCCGGCGAAGGATTAGTATGACACAAGAGAAAGTAAGGATTGCACAGTTAGCGGACGAGCCCGAAATCATGCTGTTGCTCAACCAAATGCACAGCGAGGGCGGCATCATGCCCCTAGATCAGATGGAGGCGAGTGCGATGTTTCATCGTGCCTTCAATCGTCAGGGTGGAATATTGGGAGTTATTGGTGAGCCAGGCGACATCAAGGCAATGATTTATCTGCTCATCAGTAAATTTTGGTATACGAAAATTTTCCATTTGGAAGAGTTGTTCAATTTCGTTCGTCCCGACATGCGCAAGTCAAAGGAAAACTACGCTCAGAGAATGATACAGTTTGCAAAGACCTGTTCGGACGAGATTGGCCTGCCGTTAACCATTGGGGTACTGACTAATATCCGAATGGAGGGTAAGGTAAGGCTGTATCAGCGAGAACTTGGTGTTCCTGTTGGTGCGTGGTTCGGTCATAACCTGCATTGGGTTAACGAAGAACCAAATGTGCAGTTCTGGCGTGAGCCATTTCCTAAGCGTAATCGAGTAGCAAGCGGTAAAGACGTTAGACAACTGAGGGCGGTATCGGGAAAATGAAACCAAGAGATAAAATACACCCAACTGATCCATTCCGTCCTCGTTATTCCGATGGTTTTGTTGGGGCTTATTGGATTGCTAGGGAGGAACATGCTCTTTTCCTTCGTTGTGAGGGCATGACATATGAGAGAATAGCAAAACAATTGGGAATAAGCCGTGGCAATGTTGAGATAAAAATACGCCGAGCGTCTTATGCCTTAAATGCGGCATGCAAGAACGCAAGGTTACAAATTATGGCGAGGAAATAGGTGGGAAAAGGCAGCCAGACGACCACCAATTCCACATCCGCCACACCGGATGCAAATGCCTATCAGGCATATTTGCAGCTATTGGGGCAGGCGTCTGGAGTAGCTTCGACTCCGTATCAGGGTTACACGGGTCAGGAAGTAGCGCCAGTTAATGCGCAGCAGACTGCGGGTATCGGTAATATCAATGCGGTTGCTGGTCCCAATTCTCCATTTGTGCAGCAGATTACTGCGGCGGGACAGCCGTTAACCGCTCAACAAATCCAGCAATATGAAAGCCCATACACTCAGCAAGTGGTAGGGGCGACGCAGGCCGAGTTCAACAATCAGAACGCACAACAGCAATCACAGGTACAGGGTAACGCAGCCGCTCAAGGTGCGCTAGGTGGCGACCGCGTTGGCGTGGCACAGGCGTTGACGGCTGGACAGCAGACGTTAGCGCAGGCGCCAGTCATCGCCGGATTGGAAAATCAGGGCTATGCACAGGGCGTTCAGACCGCCGAGCAACAGCAGCAGATGGGATTGCAGAGTGGGGTCGCGGCTCAAAATGCAGCACTGACGGGAGCCAATGCTCAGGTCGGGGCTGGTACGCTCGAGCAACAGACGACGCAGGCTCAAAACACCCAAGCCATGCAAGACTACTACCAACAGCAAGGCTACCCATTCCAGGTAGCGCAGTGGTTGGCTGGTATTGATACTGGCGTTGGTTCGCAGATGGGCGGTTCTACGGCTGGACAAACAACCGGCCCCGCTCCAAATCCATGGGCACAGGTGGCTGGTGGTGCGTTGGCGGTTGGAGCTCTCGCGGCTAGTCGTGGTGGTAGAATTGCTGGATTTGCCGGTGGTGGTGCTCCGACTAGCCCGTGGACAGGTGCCCATACATGGGTTCCGGTAGCACAAATCCATGGTGGATCTGGTGCGCCTCATGCATCTGCCCCTGCATTACAGAAACCACAAGGGTTGACTGCCGAACAAATGAAGGGCGTAGGAGCGATTGGCACTAAGGCGGCGAACTATCTCAATACGCCATCTCCTAATACCGCCGCTATTAATAGTTCAATGGATACGCTTAATAATAATACCGGAGGCGATTTTTTTGGTCCGGGGTTTTCATCGCGTGGTGGCAGAATTTCCGGTTTTGCCGATGGTGGTAACGCAGTGCGCGGTCCTCAATCTGTTGGTGATAATATTTCGGATTGGGCGGCAGACCACAATCTTCCGACTTCAATGAATCCAAGCAATTTAGAAATGAACCCGCTGGGCATCGCGGCCTTGGCCAGAACGGCTATGGGTAAATCTGGTAGTCCCAATGCGAGAGTAAACGAAGGTCACCGCATAATTAATGAGCGAGGCTTTGCCGAAGGTGGCGCGCCATGGAGCGGTGACGAATCATGGATACCGACTGACAACATAACGGCTGGAAAGGGTGCCCCGCAGGCAACC